TTATCTATTATGAAATTGATAAAATAAAGGAAGTAGATCATATTATTCTACTTCCGTATCAAAATCTAATTCGATAAGTGTTTTGTTAAACGCATAATGACTCATTATTTCAATATCACCTTCAGAATCAATTACAATATAACTATTTTTATAGACTTCAAAGGCAGGTAAACCAATTTCATCTAATATATTGACTTTAAATGTAGTAAATTCTAGAGTAAACCATTGTTTAAATTTTTCTGAATAGAATTTAGGTTTATTATCTCTATTCTCTGTTAGCAGTTCTTCTGTAACTTTAATTACAGTATAGATTCTCTTCTTAGGTAAACATAATCTACTTTGCTTTTCTAATAATTCAGTCATTTGATCATTTAACATGCTTGTTCCTCCTTGATTTTAAACACTTCTAAATTACCATCTAAAACTACCGTATCTTTTTCATGATTAATTACGATATAGTTATTCTCATAACCTTTAACCACTCTATCACGATGCTTAATAGTAAAATGATCTTCATAATAAGATATAATACAGCTATTAATAATTTCAAATGTATTCTTTTTAGATTCAAGTACTTCTTTAGTAACCTTTAAAGCTTTCCAAATAATATCTTCAGATATGAAATAATCCTCATACATAAAGAACTCATTGAAATTACCTTTCATTTCAAATCTTTCAAGGAATTCATCTTCTTTAAAGAATCTAATATACGTTTTAAAGTCAGTAGTAAAGAAGTCACCTTGTCTAACGTGTAATTCAATTCCTCCTGAATAAGCAGTAAATCTTCTATTACGTTTATCGGAGTAAAGCATTTTAGTTCCTACAGTTAATGTAGTATGTTCTAGTTGTTTAAGCATTCTCTTATCTAATCTAAAATATGCTGCTGTATTTCCTGTTTTCTTACTGATACAATTCTTAGGTACTGAGATGATCATAGAATAAAACCTCCAAAAAATAAATTATATTATAAGTTTATCCTAAATATAATATATTTTTATTTATATTCTTAAAAATTAAAATTAAAGAGATAAATAAACATAAAATTGACATGAAATAACACCCTTTTTATTGAGTGCAATAAGCATAGTATCTATTGGGGAATGATACTATGCTTATTGCCTTTTTTTATTTTATTCAGCTTCAATTATCTCCAATTCTTCTTCGAACTGGTTAAATGCTTTTATTACACCATCAACTTCAACAAACTCTATTACAAAGTTTGGAATCGGTGCATCTTCTATTAAATCATAATTCTCATCCACACAATAAATATTCTTATCCATATCGACAACATATCTATGTTCCGTAGATTCTTTTACTTCATCTTTATTATCTTCTTCTACTTCGGGATTTTCTTCTTTTTCAATATCCTTTAAACGCTCTTCCATAATACTGTCATAATCCATAGTTTCATTCATAGCTGTACCTCTTACATCTTCTTGAGTTTTAGCAATGAGGTCATCCTTCTTCTCATTTAAAATCATGCTATAAATACCAGCAAGAATTGCTTGAGTATCTTGACCTTCTCCACCACCACTAGCTTTAAAGTTAGTATTGAATTCTTTAATAGCTAATTCAGCTAAGTTTCGTTTTAAAGAAGCCTTTTCTTTAATTAATGACATCTTATTACTTTTCATACTAATAATATTACTTGCTTGTTGTTGAACGAATTGTAATGTAGACATAGACTTACTAGCTAGTAATCTATCATAATGTACCCTAGTATCTTTATATAATCCGTCTAAATCTTCCATTTCCTTATCAAGTAATTCCATCTCTTCAGTAAACAACTGATCCAATTTCAAATCTAATGAATCTGCCAATATAATCACCGCCTGTTTTTAAAAATAAAATAAATACATATTATATTAATGTTAGTATATGAGTTTTGATACAGAGGAAGAGTTTTGTTCAAATTCTCATATATTTAACTGTTCTCATATGTGGTGTACAACTAGAAGCTATATACAGAAATGCTTACAAAAACGTTGACATCAACATTACACAGTTAAGAAACCATAAAGATAAATCAGCTTGTAAAATAATTGGTTGATACAATTATTTTACACGATTTTATTGGGGGAGGTTTTCACAGTACCATTTGGGGAAGTCCAGTTACAGTTTAAACTTTCGCCTACCACAATAACAATCGGAGAGGAGTAATACCAATGACACAAGAAATTAACCGCACAATTTACTCAAATGTAACAGTAAAAGCTTTAGGAGACAACGTTTTTATGGCAACAACATCTGCACTACATATGGGGAATCTTACACCCCTTTTGTTTGTTTAAATAAATAAGTCTATGAGGATGGAGGGGAAACCCTTCATCCTTGTAGGCTTTTTTTTCTATGCTCCTGCAACATTTCATAAAATTGTAGGGTAATGTAATAAAGGATTAATTTAAATATATATTATAATTATGGGTATTAGGAATTATTAGTTTTCATTTATTTATATTATATAATTTATTTGTTTAAAAAGGAGTTTTTAATTATGGGTAAAATTTTATTAGGTATATTTATCGGGTGTTATGTACACAGTCTAATAACTAAGAAAGGAAAGAAATAATATGACTAACTCTACTACTACAATTAATAAAAAATTCGAACTACTAATTTATGATTTCATTGAATTTGAAGGATCAATACTTTATAGAATACAAGCTTTAAAGAAATTTGGAGATGTTAAGAAAGGCGATTTAGGAGGATATATTGAGAAAGAAACTAATTTAAGTCACAAAGGTGTATGTTGGGTTTATGATAATGCTAAGGTCTTAGGAGGAGCTAAAGTAATTGAGAATGCTAAGATTAAGAACTTTGCAGTAGTTAAAGGTAAAGCTATTGTAATGCATAACGCACTTATACATAATAAAGCTGAAATATCAGGTAAAGCTAAGATATTCGGTAAAGCACAAATTGGAGGTAAAGCGATTGTAAAAGATTTAGCTCAAATACATGGTTCTGCAAAACTATTAGAAGATTGTGTTGTATCTGAAAATGCTAAGATATCAGGATATGCACAAATACGAGATTTTTCTGAGATCCGTGGATTTGCTAAGATATATGATTATGCTTTAATAACTGGTAAAGCTAAAGTTTATGGTAGTTCAAAAATATATGGTAAAGCAATACTAAGTTCAACATGTATAGTTAAAGGAAGAACTATAATTAAAGATGCTTTTGAAGTAAGAAGTAATGCTGTAATAAAAGATGAGAACGATATGTTCTATATGTCACTAGGAGTTAAAGAACACATAATAGCTTATAGACTTAAAAATAAAGATGTTTATATAAAATTCAAATACTATTCAGGACTAATAAATAACGCTTCAGAGAAAATAGAGGAAATAGATAATATAGCAGAGAAGATAAAATATAATACTATATTAGAATTCGTTAAAGAGAGCATGCAATTTGACTGGGAAAAAGTATAAAATACGGAAGAGTTTATAATTATAAAGGGAGAGAATAAAAATGACAACAACTAAAAAATTCAAGTTATCAAATTCTGACATTATTGTATTTGAAGGTAAAACACTTTATAGAATAGAAGCAATGAAGGCTTTTGGTGACGTGAAAGTGGGTGATAAAGGGGGATATATCGAGTATGAAGGTACTTTATCCCAAGATGGTAATAGTTGGATTTATGATAGTGTAAAAGCTTTTGATGGAGCAAGAATTACAGGAAATGCAAAAATTTACGGTAATTGCATATTAAGAAACTGCTTAGTTAAAGACAATGCTATTGTTAAAGGTAACGTATCTGTTCATGGTTATGCTGAGATTGATGGAAATTCAATCGTAGAGGGAAATGTTTCTATCGGTGGAAATTGTTATTTATGGGAGAACTGTCATATTCTAGATAGCGCTAGAATTGTTGACTGTGAGTTGTCAGGTAAAGTAATCATTGGTAAGAATGCGATAGTTGAAAATAGTAAAATCTACGATTCCGTTTTAATTACAGATGATGCAATGATTAAAGAAAATAACTTCTTCTATCTAAGAAATGTTAAACCATTTAACACAGCACTAGTCGTTTATCATACACAAGAGGGTAAAGTATTATGTCGATTTGCTAACAGAGTCTTAGTGTTAGGCGACTTTTTAGAAATGATTGAGAAAGAATATATGCACCTAAATAAGAAGTATTTCAAGAACTTACTATTTCTTCTATCAACAGTTACTAGATGAGACAGAGATGAGAAATAGGAGCGTTGTAAAATGAAAAAATATAAACTATTAGAAGACGATACTATGGTAATAAATGGTAAAAACTTATATAGGATTAAATCTTTAAAGAACTTTGGAAATATTAAAAAGAATGAACTCGGAGGTTACATTGAAAAGGAATGTAACCTTTCCCATTTCGGTGAATGCTGGGTTCATTCAGGTTCTAGAGTTTATGATGATGCATTAGTCGAAAAAGATGCTATGGTATTTAAAGGAGCAGAAGTCTTTGATAGTGCTTTATGTACAGATAAATCATATGTAGGTGGCGACTCTAGAGTTTATGGTAACGCTACGCTATGTGATTCTTGTATCATATTAGGAGAGGTAGAAATTTATGGTAATTCTAGGATAGCTGATTATGCTAGATTGTTTGACAATGTTAGAGTAATGGATTCAGCATATATAGGCGGTGCTACTAAGCTTAGAAAGGACTTTATAGTATTTAAAGATGCCTATATAACTAGTGACAGTGACTATGTATGTATCGATCCTGTAGGCTCTAAACACGCTAGGATAAGCGCTTTCAAAACTAGAAGCGAAAGAATATATCTTAAATGCGATAATTTTTTAGGTAGCTTAAAAGAGTTTGAAATGATTGTAAAAACTTTTAATGAAATTGAATATGACTATGTAATAAAACTTATAAAGAAAATGCTTCAGTAAATATAACTTGGGGAGTGGACTATTATGAAAAAATTTAGAATGCTAGAAAATGATTCAATCGTCTTTAATGGGAGGGTATTATTTCGAATTGAATCTTTGAAGGACTTCAGTGGTATTCGGAAAGGAGATTTAGGAGGTTACATTCAGAGCGAAAAGAACCTAAGTCATGAAGGTAACTGCTGGGTTTATGATAATGCTAAAGTATATGATAATGCTCGTGTCAGAGATGATGCTTCAGTATCTAAAGTAGCAGAGGTATTTGGTAAAGCAATTGTAACAGACAATGTTAAAGTTACAGATAGATCTAAAGTATTTCAATCATCTGAATTATATAATGGCGTAATTATCAGAGATGATTCAAAGGTATACGGATCTGCAAAGTTATACGATATTGTTAGATTATATAACGAAAGCCAAGTTTATGGAAATGCACGTATTGCTGGCACAGTTGAACTATATGATTACACTATAGTTAGAGGTTATGTAAGAATGGATGGAGAATATATTTTCAATAATCATGCATTAATTGAAGGTGATTCTGATTATATTTCAATCAGTCCAATTGGTTCTGAATTAGGTGGAATGCTACAAGCTTACAAAGATATAAACGGGAACATCATATGTAAAAGAGGATGCTATGTAGCAGAGATACATGATTTTGAGAACAAAGTAGACAAAACCCATAGAGGAAATTTATTCCACGTACAATATAAGATGGCGTTAAGTCTCATTAAAGTTCGTTTAGGAAATGAGAAGTATGCTTTAATAGCTGAAGAAAAATAAAACCGTAATAACCATATAGTTTAAGTATATATTATAATAGTGAAGAATATAATTTATAATATATTTTAAGGAGAGATTTACAATGGAAAAAATCAAAAAGAAATTAGAAGAAGGTATGAACAAAGTGAAAACGAAATTTGAAAAGGTAACTAACTCAACAAAAGACATGGTATCTAATCGTGGTATCCGTAAAGAATATGCTTTAAAATCTGAATTAGAATTAAATAAAGATTTATTAGTATTCCTAGAATCTAAGTTCCCGATTGGAAAAAGATACTTTGTTGAAGAAAAATTAACTCTTGAATTAATTGAACTTCATGAAGAAATTTTCCTAGAAGTATTTAACATTGAAAGTGATGTTCCATCTTTCAGAGTAAATAAATACCACAGTACTGTAGCACAATTAATTTCTGCTAAACCAAATAAAGAGGAATTAGCATCATTCATTAAGAGTGTTAAAGAAGATATTAAATTACTTGAAGCTGATCTGGAAGCTGGACGTGAAGATACAATTGTATTATCTGAAGATAAGACAGTAAAAGATATTGCTGAAGAAATCCTTAATAAGATTTCAGCTAACAACCCTGACATCAAGAAATTACATATTAATCTATTTCTAAAGGAAACTGCTTATAAGAAGTTTCAAGATGCAAACAAGTTCGTAATCAATGATGATACTCCAATGAAAGAAATCGTTGAGAATATCCTTAAAGATAATGGTATGGAAGTAAATGAAGAAAATATTTCTGAAATCAATGAGTATCTTGATGAAGCTATTGAGACATATATTGATCGTGCCATCGCTAAAGGAAGTAATACAACTGATGAAACTATTGAAGAATCAATTGAAAACTCAATCACTAGAGAAGAAGAATCAATTGAAAAAGAAGAAGAACTTGAAGAGCAAGATAATGAAGATGAAGAAATTAAAGAAGTAGATGAATCTGAATTTACAGAGGTAGAAGGCGCTGAAGAAGAAAATGAATTACTTCAAAAGCATTTAGAAGAAACTAAAAAAGAAGAAGAACCGAAAGTAGTCGTTGTTGAAGAAAAGAAAGATGAAACTAAAGTTGAACCGCCTAAAGCAGTAAAGGATGAAAATGAAGAAGATGATAAAGACATTGACTTCGATAATTTTAATATCAAGAATGTTAGAAAGAATACTGGTAGAAGAGTTAGAAGAAGCTTAGTTGAGTTTGTTGTAGAAAATCATAAAGAAGAAATTGATGTGACATTCTTGAATAAACTTAACCTTAATGAGCTTAAAATTCTTGCTCCATTAATGGGTGTTAATCCTTCACCAAGTGTTAAATATAAAGAACTTCAACAAATGATTGTTATGGACAGATCTGATAGAAAATAATTAAGGAAATAAGAATAGAGTAAATACTTCTCTATTCTTATTTTTTTTTAGTCTCTTGTTAAACTATATAATGCTTGTACTGCTTCATTACCTAATCCCCTAGAACTTTTACCTTCCTGATTGAATAGGTTAGTCTTAGCGAGAATTAATCTTTCAGCTTCCTGATTTGCTTCTACACTGTAAACTGCTCGAAGAGATACTGTATCACCATCATAGTCTCCACCTAATGCTCCTAAGTAACTGTTATTAGGAATTGTTGTATCAATAAAGAATTCCTCATTAGAAGGATAATCAGGATATACAATTGGATAGTTTTCTAAGTATCTATCGTTAATTTTCTGGAATACAGTTTCATGTGTTGATAGAATTGAAATCTTACTTGGATAAATACCTTGATAATGTTCAATTGGATAACGAGTAACGTATACGTGTTTGTCTTTACAGATATCAAAAGCAGCGATATAAAGTAAATCGATAATAGTAAACTTACGCCCTAAGTCTTCTCTCAAGATACCAACTGAATGCTTATTACCTGCTTCGTCTTCTACCTTGATAGAATTGAAACGACTTTCAGGTGATTTAATGTATAACTCCAAGAGTTTCTTAATCTTCTCATCAGTGAACTGTTCTCTGACATTCTTAATTTCAATTATATTACCTTTTTTATCTTTAACCTTAGATATTTCATCTACACGTTCATCAAAGAAGTCAGTAATGTACTTGATAAAGTATGGATAGAATAATACACATAATTGAGCTAATGGAATACCAGTATAACCGAATCTAATAGGGTTTTGATCCCAACGTTCTGTTTTTAAACGAGGTGCTGAAATTACACTACGTGTTGCATAGTCTACTGCTTTACCCAATAAAGATTGATGAAACATACCTGTTTTCTTTGCAAGATATCCAGTATTCATTGCATATATTTCATTTAATGTACTTTGGATAGTAGCTTCAGCATTAGAACCCATAAAGTCAAATCCATCACTATCATCTAAGGATTGAACTGTACGAATGATTTTAGCATACAAATCATTAACAACATCTACAGCCGCAATTTTTTCATTAGATGATTTACTAGGATTGAAGTCACGTAAGAAAGCAGGAATAATAATAAATTTAGTAATAAAGATTTCATCCTTTTTAAGCTTATCTAGTAATACAAGTTTCTCATTACGTTTACTACTTCCTGTATCTTTAAATTTAATCTGTTCAAAATTATCATACAAGAACTTAAGACCTGTTTTACCATTTTCAGAATCTTTAGTTAAAGTACCATTTACAATTTTATAGTACTCTGTACCATTGATTAGAGAGATAAATTTACGATCCATTGATGTTAATAGTTTATATATTACTGGATGGATAAATCTCTTTTTGAGATTAAGGTAAGCAAATGTCTTATTACGCTCTTTACTACCCATTTGCCCAAATATTTTATAAGAAAATAATCCATCTTCAGTTGGAATATTACCTAAATTAAAATAAACAGGATTAGTAACTTCTTGACACTTATTCTCTTTTATGAAGTTTTCCATTTTAAGAACATCTATCTTCATTCGAATCTTCCTTTCGTTACATTAATATTATAATGTTTGAGGAACATAGATAATCTTAAAAGGATAAAAAAAAATAAAGACCATACGCAAGTATAGTCTTTATTCAATAATTATTTTTTTTTTTATTAATATTTCTTCAATTTTTATTTAAAAACGTCCATTTCCATATACACCTCTAACTATTTCTTTAATTCTATCTTCATTAAATACAAATGATTTATCTTGCGATATATCTTCACCAAATACAATTGCAATTGATATAACTTTAAAATCTTCTTCTACATTCATAGCTTCCTCTACACCTAATTTATCTTGATTTATATTATATAAATAACAATGTATATTAATTTCATCACCATTTTTATCTTCTATTGTAGTTATATAGAATTGCATTTCGCTATCTTTAGGAAAATTATATGAATCAAATTTCTCATCAGAACCTATTTCATATTTTTGTATTTCCGTATAAATATCTAAGTTACATCTCTCGCCTATGTCATCTAAATCTAGATAATAATTATGATTGAATTCATTTTCAAATATCATATTGATTATCTCATGAAGTTCTTTATAGTCATTAATTTTAATATCACCCATATAATAATCTTCTTTAAACATTCTAATAGGTCTAAAATGTCTATCATCTTTTTCAGCATTATCTCTAAATTCATGATAGCATTTATCACTACAGAAATAAAGAGGAAATTGAACTCTAGTATCTACCTTTGTAAAATCTCTATGTGTTGTTTCAATCATTGTTTGACATATATAACACCTCATTGTTCAATACCATAACCTTTCAGTTCATTAATTACATTTTCTTCACCTTCAATAGTTCTTATAGATGGATCAGAGAATGTAGTATGACCAAAATATCTAATAACCTCTGCCATTAATTCTATGTTACTAATACCTACTAAAATCATTCCTGCTTTTCTCATTGTATCAAAGTGTTCCTCAGTTACATCATCTTCAAATATTTCTGAATCTTGTAATAACCATTTATCTTCAGCATCTTCTAATTTATCAATCTGAACAACTCTATAACTTGTCACACTTGCTTCTTCAAAATGAGCATCTATTGCAATGAATAGACCTCCGTGTTCTACAAAATTTACATCTCCGAAGTTAGAAAAATTTAACATATTATTAGGTTCTCCTTTTATTAACGTATTTTTTTATCCAATGTTGGTAGGGTCAACATTCTAAAGCTAAGCTTCTTGTGTAATAGGTTTCTCCAAAATTATATAATAGTTATTATCTGTGCGGTCAGATAATAACTATTATATTTATTTAAATTTTGAAACCATATTCACCTAAATTTTTTTCTAATAAACCTAGTAGATACATATCATCTGCATGTTCTAATCCACATTTAATTGGAACACCTCTATGATTGTATAACATACATTTATCTTTGTTTAATTCAATTTGTGGTAGATTAAATTGAGCTTTAATCTTCTCAGCCGCCATGTTACCAAAGTCATCTGGATCGGTAGCAATGAATAATACATCGACAATATTCTTTACACTTTCGACAACTTCTTGCATATGTTTGCTAAAACCATTTCCACCTAAAACAACTATAGGGAATATTCCGCCTATAATACTTCTTAATTTTACTTCATCTTTTCTTCCTTCTACAATAAAACCAAATCGTTGCATTTCATCTTCCATATTATACTCTGTCATTTAACTCACCCAATCATTTAAAGTCATAATACATTAAGTTAATACCTTTATCTTCAGCTTTTTGAACTAATTCTTTCGTAGGTTGATTGTAACCGAATGATGGAATATATAGGTCACATTTCCCTAGATTCGGGCAGTTTTCAATATAATCCTCAATATTACCTAATTCATCTTCAGCAATGATTTTTATGTTATCACCTAAAGTTTTAACAACGTCGGATTTCTTCTGGTTTAATTCTAAATGAATAATTTGAATCTTATCCATTGTATTCGAGAATAAAGTTTCTAAGAATCTATTTTTAGATTCACGATTGTTTGCAGTAGATTTAGTAATAATATAAATCTTATTAATAAAGCTTTGTGTAGCCATTTGTGCAAAGCCTAAACCAAATCTAGATGGTGCAATATACTCATAGAAGTCTGGTCTATCATAAACATCCATTAACTCTTTAACTAGGATGTCTCTTGTATAATTATCTAATACAATATCATCCCGAATTAACCATTCATTTAAATAGTATCGGTCTCTCATTACTACTTTTAAAGAATGATTATCGAATGAAAATCCTTCTTTGAATAGCTTAAAGTAACGTCCAAATACTTCTTCACGATCATGTATTAGTTTAACCCATAGAGGTGTGATAAACGCTAATACTTCATCACAATCTAGTACAACATCTACTGGTTTTACTTTTCCGTTTGCATCCATATTCATATTAAAAGCTTTTTCCATAATTTACCCTCCAAAAACAATACTAGGGAAATAGTTCTCCCTAGTATGATTAAATTTCGATAATATTTGTTGGTAGTTGATGTTTAAGAATATCTAATGTCTTAAATCCTAATGATTCTAACATGATAATACCTGATTTAATGTTATCCGCAACCATTGTATCAATATCAATATATGGGATAATCCAATCTGGTAATTCCTCTTGATTCTTAGGTAATGAAATAACATTTAAACCATTCTTAACTAAGTCTTTATTATCAAATAATTTTTCAATTTTAGCATAATAATGATCATCCATGTCTTCAAGCATTTCTAAAGAATCAATATTAAGTTTAAACATGTTAACTTTGTTAGGTAAATCAATTTCTTTATCAGGGAATAATGAATTCCATGTAATTGCACCACGTAATGACATCATTTGATAAGGATTTACATAAGAATGTATTGAGTTAACCTTGCCAGGAAGTGAGAACTCAGAAGAGCCTGATAATAATGATTCTCTAACTTTAGATTCTAATGCTCTGAACTTACCAATAATATTACCTAAATCAATTTCTTTAGAACCTAGTATATCATGTTCAAGTAATTCTGTAAATGATTCACGAATATGAGCGTTTGTTGATACTTTACGAATAGCTAGACCTTTTACGTCTAGTTCAGGTGGGTTCATTAAGTTACCCTCTTGCATTAATACGATACCTGCATAGTTCTTTTTATTACGTGTCATCATGATACGTTTAATTAAGAACTAATTTTTCATATTAATACGATGACGAATATCTTCAGGTACATTATACAACTCACCAAATTTAAAGAATGCATCATTGATTAATTTTGTAATATGATATGTTGCTGTATTGATTGTAGAAATGATTGATTCATCACTCTCGATATTAACCAGATCAGGGAAATGTTTTGCAAAGAAATCAAAGTATGGTTTAAGATATAAGAAGTTTGAGTCAGTATCAATTGTTAGTACTGATTTTCTTAATCCTTTATCACAACGATCAAAACGATAGAAGTCTGAATAGTTATATGATACCCATTCTTTAATATAAGTCCAAATCTCATTTAAATTCCCTACGATTCTTTCAGGTACATGGTTAGGGTCTAAGAAATCATCATGACCAATTACATGTGAATATAAATCAATTACATTAGTTCTTTCAATAAATTCAAATAAATTATTCTTGAAGTAAAGTTTATTTAAATCGTCTTGGTCTAAATGATCTAATAAACGTTCTTTAAAGACGTATAATAATTCTTTATCTTCACCAACATATTTTTCTTTAAGATATTCATATACTTCATCTACAGAAGCATCTTGTCTGAATTCAACATCATTAACTGTTTGATAGTCTTCACTTAAGATATTATCAACAAATACCATTAAGTCATTGAATGTTCTAAAATCAATGTTATTTGATAAGAAACGTTCAAATGTTATTACTGCAAATGTAATAATATCCTCACCAGTATAAGTAATTGATTTACCTACATATGGATGATAGAAAATTGAATTTGACTCGATTGATGCACCATAGAATGAGTTATTCAGTACCTTATAGTTAATCTGAATAGTCTTTTGGTTATTATATTGAGTTTTATCTTCATCATTCATATGACTAAACATTTTATCTTTATGGACAGAACGTTTAACGATAAACTCATCACACATTAAAGCCATTGTACTAATTTGCTTTTGTCGGTTTACAAATAATGTACCATAACCAGTAATAATTGCTTCATTATCTAATTGATATTGAAGAACTGATAACATTGAAGTCTGTTCACCTTCGAATTCAACTCTAGGGTTCTTAAGTCTAGACTTCATTTCCTTCTTGACAACTGATTCAATAAATGCTTCATCTGCTTCTGGGAAGAATCGATGAATTGTACTAGTCATCTTTTCCTTATACGTTGCTAGAAATTCACTATGCATTAATTAAACTACCTCCTATAAACAACAAATATATTATATAGTTATAGTCATTCATAAAAATTAAGTTTTTATAAAAATCTAATAATCTTTATATACTATAAGGAAATTATAAAATTAAATTCTTATATTTAAAGACTATAACAAATAAATAATATATTATTGAAAGATATTTTGAACAAAAAATTAAAATATATGAAAGGTAGGTCTTTTCAAGATGGCAAACTTTTTTGAATCATTAACTCAAACTAACGAAGGAACTGGTGCTGATTTCGAGGTTATTACTGAAACTGCTCGTATTCTTCAAGAACGAAGTGTAGTGCGTATGGACAAAAGCGCTATGCGTAAAAAACTATTAACACAAGCTACATTATTAGCGGCTAAAGATGCTGGAGATCCATTGTATAAGAAATATGTGAAAGCTACTAAAATTCGTAAACAATGTCGTCATGCTATCCAACAAAAATATGCTTCTAAAGGTAAAGCTAAAATGCGTGAATACCTTGTAGCTCAACAAGGTCGTTAATCCTTGTTACAATTTTAATTTTTAATATGATTACAAACAATACCTATATGGGTGTTGTTTGTAATTATTTATTTAATCTCTGGTACATAGAAAATTATTTTAAATATATATTATTTTATAGAATAAGTTTTATATAATTTATAATTATAATTTGGAGAGGTTGATTAATTTGAAGCAAACAAAAATTATTTCTGGTTTTCCTGGTATTGGTAAGAGTTTCTTATTCAAGAATAATGATATTATTGTCTTAGATTCTGACAGTAGTGATTTCTCTTGGATTGAAAAAGGAGTAAGACATCCAGACTTCCCTAACAACTACATGGAGCATATTCAATTTAATATGGGTATTGCTGATATTATTCTAGTATCATCACATGATATAGTTAGAGAAGCATTAAGAGATAACAACATAGACTATACTTTAGTATATCCTTCAATTGAATGTAAAGATGAATACTTAGAACGATATAAGAATAGAGGTAATGAAGAAGGATTTATTAACTTTATCGGTTCTAATTGGGAAAACTTTATAAGAGATATTGAAGGAGAAACTTTCCCTAAACTTGTTAAATTAGAAGACGGTCAATTTTTATCAGATGTATTAGAGCAAATATAAATTTGCAAAATTTCAATTTTCGGTATATAATATATTTGAGGTGATCATTTTGGAAATTGATAAAAATATTACTAAGTTCCTAGTGGATTTAGATAAACTTTCTCGTAGACATGGTATATGGATTGAGAAAGATGGTAAGTTAGTTAATGATGAATTAAAAGTAATTGCCGACAGTCTTTATATCAATGAATCAAATCAAGAGTATTTTGCAAGAGGAATTAAATAAAATTTAACAGCACCCATTTTAACAGTAGATAGAGGAGAGAATATACTATGTTAGATTTAAATCAAGAAATTAATTTCAATGAGGTTATTTTATCTGAAGAGTACGAAGATATTAAGACTTTCTTAAAGCAAGAAATCTTTAGTAATATTGAAGGACGTAACGACTTAGTTACTGTTAACTTTTCAGATGAAGATATTTATGAAATTACTAAAGGGAACTTGTTAACTTATTTAATTTTAGCAATCCCATTCAATGCTTATCAAGAAGAATTTGATCCAGAGTTCCTTGTAGATGCTTCTAATGTAAATGAATATAACACATATTTTGACAATATTATTGAATACTTTGTTGAAAAAGGAGATATTCATAGACATATCAGTCGTATCATTGATGAGTTTGCTTTATTCTCAGGTAAAATCAATGTGAAATACGGTAGTACTGTATCTTTAAAGACATTCTGTGATTTAGCTGAAAGAAATCCAAGATTCAACGAACTGCTAAATTATAAAATCGATGAGAATGCAAATATTGGTTTTGATGAAATGATTAAAGATATTAATGTTAGTATGGATGAAATGTTAGATATTATTAGAGAAGATGAAGATAATAATGTTAGAGACTACCTACTAGCAGGAGCAGGAATAAATGAAAATCAGTTAAAGCAGGTTATCTTATGTATTGGACCAAAGCCAGACTTATTTGAAAATATTATTCCTTATCCAATTAATACATCATTTGTTAGAGGACTTAATGTTCGAGACTTTATTATTAACTCTATTGGTGGACGTAAATCATTAATTACCAGTCACTTTAAAGTTAGGGATGCTGGTTATTTAACTCGTAAATTAGGTATTCTTAACATGGACTTAACAGTTAGTGATGAAGATGATTGCGGTACAATGCATCCTATTGAAGTTACTATTGAAAATAAAGGCTTCTTAAAACGCCTTAAAGATAGATGGTTCTTGAATGAAAATGGAATGTTAGAACTTATTACTTTAGATAGAGAAGATTTAATAGGTCAAACTATATGGTTAAGAACTCCTATCACTTGTGGTTGTACTGATGGTGTTTGTAAAACATGTTATGGTGAATTATATCGTATTAACCAAGAGATGAATGTTGGTGTAATTTCAGTATTATTACTTACGAATCCATTAACACAACGCCTATTATCATCTAAACATTTACTTCAAGCGGTTGCTAGTAAGATTGATTGGGGTAAGAATTTTGATGATAACTTTAATGTAAATAGAAACTTAGTACTTCTAAAAGATACTAATACTAAATTATATATTGAAAAGGATAATGTTGATACGGATGAAGAAACGGACAACATGATTCTAAGAACATTTGAGATCATTGACATTAATGATGGAAGAAGAAAGAAAATTACAGTTCCAATTGATTTAATCTTAGCTGAAAGTATTAAAGATAATTTGGAAATGAATGAAGATAAAGAAGATAATAATTACTATTGTATTAATCTAAAAGACTTTGATGAGAATGAACCTATCTTCCAATATGTAATGGAAAATAATGGTTTATCAGCACCACTTATTGCAATCAAAGACTTAATTGAGAAAAATGATTATATTAAATCTCATGATATTACTGAAAGTACTAATTACTTCATGGAATTAATTGATACTGCAAAATTAAATATCAATTACATTCATATTGAATTAATCTTACGTCAAATGTTTGTACTTAAGAAAGGTTTAGATAGAGAAGCATTCCTAGAAGATGAATTCCCAGAATATAATTTATATCGTATTACAGATGGTATTCTTCATAGCGATTCATTATCCAAAGGACTTCTATTTGAACAGATTTACAAGCAATTAACAACTAACTACTTTGGTACTTATGATAAATTTAATCCATCAATCTTTGATGATTTCATTAAATAAATAGTATTTGACCCATTACTTATTTTGAGTAATGGGTTATTTTTTTTTTATTTAATTT